AAGCCGCAGTCAAAGAGTTGAAGCAACACCCAGTGAACCTCAACTCTTTCGCAGTCTACGTCAGTGGTGCTGATTGCATGAAGGCAAAACACCTTTACGAGCAGTTCGGTGAGACAACTCCATATGTTGATTACGACATCTTTGGAACAGTCACTGGACGATTGACGACAAAGAAAAATTCTTTTCCTATTATGAATCTTAAGAAGGAGTTGAAGGTACATGTGAGACCAAACAATGATGCATTTCTTGAACTCGACTTCAACGCGGCAGAGATTAGAACAATGCTCGCCCTGCAAAACCACAAACAACCTGAGGAGGACATACATGAGTGGAACATCAAAAACATTTTTAAACAAGATCTTAGCCGAGAAAAAGCTAAAGAAAAATTATTTGCTTGGCTCTATAACGAAGAGTCAAACGCAATCCAATCAGATTTCTACGATAGGGAAAGCCTTAGAGAGAGATATTATGACGGAGAAAAGGTTCAAACCCCTTTCGGTAGAACAATCGATGCTCCCGTTCGTAAAGCGCTCAACTACCTATTACAATCGACTTCCTCAGACAACACTCTTGACCGCTTTTGCAAAATTTCTAACTTTCTTAGGGCAACGAGATCCCATGTTGCTTTCTTTGTTCATGATAGCGTTGTCATCGACTTACACAAAGATGACCGGAGATTAATTCCCGAACTTGTCGAAATGTTTGGAGACACGAAACTTGGTAAGTTCAAAGTAAACTGTTCACTAGGAAAAAATCTAGGGAACATGAGAGAATTCTTATGGTAGGTGAACTCGTAATTTTAACAGGTTGTGAAACTACCGGATATGAAGATGGTACAATTGGAATAATCGTGAAATTTGAAACACTCGGAGCACTATATACTATATACTGGGTCCTTATGCCCGACGATGAAGAGATTCCCATGTGGGACAGTGAGTTTGAGGTTATAAGTGATAGAAGGCGACCTGATAATAGTAGTTGAATCACTCCCAGATTGGTACTGGCTGACTTACACGACAGGTCACATTGGAATAATAATCAAAAAAAGAAGAAATGTTATAAACCCAATCAACCCAATCGTTGAAGTTTTCTTCTTCCACAACGAAGAAATACATCCAGTCCCAGAACATTTTATTAGATTGTTGAGCGAAATAAATGAAGGAAGGTGACTTAATTACAATCTCAAAGAGCCCATGGGATCGTCGAGCACTATTTGGATACAAAAATGGAGACATTGCTATCGTTCTCGAAGTGTTTCCATATCCAAACCAAATATCACTGCCTTCAATAAGAGTTTTTGTTTTTGTCTCTGAAAAAATAATTACAATACCAACATTATACGCACATAAAATAGGAGATTAAAATGATCTTAGTAGGATTAGGCGAAGCAGGAAAAAATATCGCCACTTTATTCAAACCACACAGCAAAAATTACAAAATAATAATTCTTGACGAAAACGATGGTATTGATAAAAAAGATTCCGTTGAACAATATGATGAAGATCCAATCAAACTTAAACATAGAGGGCTCAAATCTCACGATGAAGCCATTTTGTTTGTTTGTGGGAGTGGTAAGATAGCCGGAGCGTCTCTACGCGTTCTCGAGGCTCTGAAGGACTATAAAACAACGGTTTGTTATATCGTTCCTGACTTAGAGTTTGCATCTAAACTCGAACAGCGAAGACACAGAGTACATTTTGGGGTACTACAGGAGTACACCCGCTCAGGTATGCTACATGAAATGATTGTCTTAGACAACAAAACTATGTTTGAGATCGCTGGACATGGATCAGCATCAAACTACTACGAAAAAGTCAATTTTTTTATTTACAACACAATTCAAAACTTGATGTACATGAAACATGTTGAGCCTGCATTTGGAAAACTACACGAGAAGAAAGATATTTCTAGAATATTAACGATTGGTGTCGGATCGCTCGATTCAGATGATGAAAAACTACTGTATAATTTAGATAACATCACAGAATCAATGTATATGATGAATGTTGAAGAGGAAGACGTGGACAATGATCAAAATCTAATTCCAACTTGTCAACAAATTGTTCGAGAAAATAAAAACAAAGATCGTGAGACATCTTTTGCTATATGGTTGAGCGACACCGAGAATCACTTCTATTCAGCACATTACACCCACTTCATACAAGAAGAAAATAAAACTTCTTTCGGAACTTCCGAATGATAATTACTGTAGACAGGGAGTTCGCCATGGATAGAATGAAAATTAAATACGAAATCAACAGATTACTAGACATTGAAGAAGGCATTCTTCTTAAACTTGCATATGAATCTAAATATTGCTCTGATAAGCAGTTGAGGTATGTATCTAAAAAGATTTTTGAGATAAGCGATATGATACTTAGGCTAAAAAGAGCACTGCTTGAGTTTGATGATGAAGGGTGATGAAATAGAAGTTGGTGATCGGCTTGGACAAATTATTAGAATCGTTCATCATACGTTTAACAAAATATCAACTGTATTGTTTTTCGATGGAACACGAACCAAGGTCGATCTCAACGAGTATATTTGGGATGATGAAAATAAAGTTTGGAAAAAGTAAAGATTTTACTTGACAACCCCTTTTGAATATGTTATATTATTAGTATAAAGAAAAAGGAAGGACACAATGGAATTTGTACTAGCAACTTCAATCTTTGTATTTGCCTTTACCTGGTTTTGGTATTGGCTTCATGAAAGACTTTGAAAAAACTTTAAAAAATACTTGACAAGGTATCAAAACTATGTTATAATATATATGTTCAATCAAACTATGGAGGTAATATGAACAATACAAACACTATGACTGTATACACTGCAACATTTACAACTCAACGCGGAGAACAACGAGAAATGAATTTTATCCGACCATCTGAAGCGCCGGCCGGTGTATTTCCGATGAACTTGCGAGCGCGCAATTTGCAGCCTGGATATGAAACTGTATGGGATATTGATCGTCAACAATATAGAACATTCAATAATAATACTGTAGTAGGTTTCGTGGTATCAAGTACCCGAGACGTATCTGTAGAATTGTTCTAAGCACCTTACGTCAAAAAGGTTCGCGGTCTCCTTCTAAAAGACCGCTTATACTACTCACACACACACCGTAAAGGAGATAATTATGAGCAAAAGTGGATATGAATTAAGAGCAGGACTGCTCGGACAAGCAGAAGGCATCTTGGCTGCAAGATACCATTCAAAGTTTCATGAGATCGAATTGGCAATTAAGCACAACATCATTTCTGCAAAAGATGCTAGGTGGCCGTCTTATCCAACAACGGATGATATTGTTGCTCAAGCAGAAGTTCTGTTAGCTTTTGTAAATAACAAAGGTTGAGTTCATGGGCTTGCGCTCTGCCTGAAAAGGGCGTACTTTTTACAAAACTCAAAATCCCCAAAATTTTTTTTGACTTTTTTGAGATTCTACTTGACAAACCATTTTGAATATGTTATAATATTATATAATGAAACGACTTTAATCGGGGGCGGGATGAAAAAATAGCCTGCCTACCTTAGTGATAACACACAAAAAAATAAAATAACCTTAGGAGTAAATTATGGCTATTAATATTGAAGCAATGCGAGCGAAGCTCGAACAATCAAAGAACGGAAAGAAAGCTGGTGGTAAAAATTCTACCATGTGGAAGCCACAAGCCGGTGCACAACACATCCGTATCTTACCAACAGCAGACGGCGACCCGTTCCGTGAATTCCACTTTCACTACAATGTAGGAAAGAATCCTGGGATCTACTGTAACAAGCGAAATGATGGTGGCGAGTGCCCTATCTGTGACTTCGCATCTAAACTTTGGCGAGAAGGTACTGAAACAGACGATCAAAACCTCAAAAACGAAGCTAAAAAGTTGTTTGCTCGAAAGCGTTACTACTCACCAGTATTGGTTCGTGGAAATGAATCAGAGGGTGTAAAAATCTGGGCTTATGGAAAGACTGCCTATGAAACTTTGTTGGGCTATGTGCTTGATCCTGATTATGGAGATATCACAGATCCACAAACTGGAACAGATATCAAGTTGACTTACACACTTGCTTCTGGACCTGGTGCTTTTCCTAAAACTGCTCTTCAGCCACGACGTCGTCCATCAATCTTGTGTGATGATGCAGTTGGAAACTGTGAGGAGTTGTTAGACTCGGTACCTGTAATCGATAATCTGTTTGAACGCAAAACCGCTGATGAAGTTCAGGCTCTGTTGGATGGTTATTTGTCCTCCGACGATCTAGCGGAGTCGTCTTCTAGCGAGACGCAACGCGGCAAAGCACAGACAGGGCAGGATGTAGATAAGGCTTTCGCGGCATTCATGAATGAAGAATAAGTCGTAGACCTCCTGTGTTGTAAGGGTTTTTCAGCCACCTTTCCCTCGGTTATAAAAGGTGGCTCTTTTTTATCATAGGAGAACAAAATGGATAAACAACAATTATCAAACGTGTGCTTTACAGCATCGTTAGTATCAGTAATCGTATCAATATTGACTTGGGTTTTCGCTAGCCAAGCAGACCCTGCTCACGCAGAACGATTCGGAATATTTATTGGTTTGTGGGCCCCAACTTTAATGGGCTTAGCAAATTATTACAGGGAGTAGCAGTGAATTTAGTAGAGTTTATATTTGCTGTTGCAGCTGTGTTTGGGAGCACTGGTATCATCATGGCTTGGACCTCTTTTACTTATCGCATAGAGCAGAGACACCAAGAAGACACCCAAAAATCTCTCAGAGTTATAGAACAACATGTAGGAGAATAAATGACAAAAGCAGGTAAAATTGATATTAATGCGATGAAGAAATTCGTCAACAAAAAAGTTGGGCTTGATATTGCCCACGACCTTAATAGAGACAATCCTACCGAGGTTAAAGAATGGATTCCAACTGGTTCGCGTTGGTTGGACTCTATTATCTGCCGAGGGAAGATGGCTGGTATTCCTGTTGGAAAAATCACCGAATTGGCTGGATTATCTTCAGCCGGTAAATCTTATATGGCTTGTCAAATCGCAACTCAAGCACAAAAAATGGGACACTGTGTCGTATACTTTGACGCTGAATCTGCGATTGATCCCTTGTTCCTTGAGAATTCAGGGATCGACATCAACAATGACTTCTTGTACATTCAAGCCGTCTCTGTTGAGAAAACATTAGAGACAATTGAGGATCTCATGTCCGAATATCCAGAAACCCAGTTTCTATTTATTTGGGATTCTATCGCGGCAACTTCTTCCGAGAAGGACCTCGAAGGAGATTTTAATCCTCAATCATCAATGGCGGTAAAGCCTCGGATCTTTGCAAAAGCATTTCCGAAACTCACTATCCCATTAGCAAATCAACAGTGTACTTTGCTGTTGATCAATCAACTAAAAACTAACATCACTTCTAACATTGCAGAAGCTATGACGACACCTTATACCGCTCCTGGTGGTAAAGCAATCGAATACTTCTCATCGCTTAGAATATGGCTTACAAAGCGCAAAGCAAAGGCTGCGCATGTCCTAGACTCTAGTGGTCTTCGCATTGGCTCTGAAGTTAAGGTTAAGATTGAAAAGTCTCGCTTTGGATCTGAAGGTCGCACATGTGGCTTCAAGATTCTCTGGGGCAAAGATGTAGGGATTCAAGATGAAGAATCGTGGCTTGAAGCATTAAGAGCATCTGGCTCCAATCGTTTCAAACCTGGTGCTTGGAATAAGATCTATGACCGTGATGGTAAAGAGTTCAAGTTCCAACGCTCACAATGGATAAAGAAGCTTCAAGACGAAGAATTTAGATCAGTTGTGTTCGACATCATGGATGAAGAAATCATTAAATTATTTGAGACTGAAGGTAAGAATTTTCGTCTCGAAGGAGAGTCCGAAGAAGGTTAAATCCTGAAGGAACTTATAGCCTCGTTGGTTCGCCATCGGGGCTTTTTTTATATTTTCTGCTTGACAAACCCTACAGAAAATGTTATAATACTTATACAACTTGGAGGATAAATGAAAAACGTTATTATTATTGACGCGCTGAATATGTTTTTACGCTCTTATGTGATCAGCCCTCACCTTAATAAAAAAGGATGGCCCATAGGAGGCACCATTGGCTTCCTAAAGTCCTTACAGAAGGTGGCTAGGGATTTTGACGCTGATGAGATCATAATCGCTTGGGATGGCCATGAGGGCTCTGCAAGACGACGTTCTATGAACAAAGACTATAAAGGTGGTCGCAAACCAGTGAGATTCAATCGCCGCATGGTAGAACTACCACCAGAAAAAGAAGAAGCCAACAAAGGCTTTCAACAAATAAGACTGATGGAGTACCTTAATGAGATGCCCGTCATTCAATTGACCGCCGACTTCACAGAGGCAGACGACATCATCGCTTTAGTGATCAACCACCCCCGCTACACAGACTGGAAGAAGACAATCATATCTAGCGATAAAGACTTCTTTCAACTATGTCGGGAAGACGTTCAGATCTATCGACCAATACAAAAGAAGATCGTAACAAAGAAAAGCATCATCGACGACTTTAAGATCCACCCCAACAACTTCGCACTGGCTAGGGCGATCGAAGGAGACAAGTCTGATAATCTACCGGGAGTCAAAGGCGCTGGACTGAAAACAATTGCTAAGAGATTTCCCTATCTTGTTCGGGAAGACGAATATGTTGTATCCGACATTATCAGGGACTGCGCTATGCAAGGTAAGAAGTTAAAGATACATGAAAATATTGAGAGCAATGAAAAATTAATTAAAGACAATTACGCCATTATGCAACTACAACATCCAAATATTCGACCAATGAATAGGGAGTTGATCAAAAAGGCAATAGTCGACTTTGAACCTTTTTTCAATAAAATAAAATTTACACAGATGCTTTTTGAGGATGATGCCGGTACACTCAACTTCACAGATCTACAACAAATTTTTCGCAAAATAAAAAGATAATTTTACTTGACAAGTAGAGTTGAACAGGTTATATTTAAACATACAATAAATTTTAGGAGGACATATGAATAACGATAGACAAGAAACTTTTATGCGCTTTGGAAAGAACTTCCAAGAAAATCTTTGCCAACTTATGTTGGAGGACAGACCATTCTTTGATCAAATCACAGAGGTCCTTGATGTTCAGTTCTTTGAAAAGAAATATCTACAAATATTCGCACAAACACTTATCAACTATAGAAACAAATACAACACTCACCCTAATGCTGAGGTTATGATGACTTTGTTGAGAACAGAACTTAATCATCACGATAAGGCAACTGCAACAGCAGTACGTCAATTTTATGCTAGAATACATAAATCTGAAGGTGTTGAAGAAGCAGAATTCATAAAAGACAAAGCTATTGATTTTTGTCGCAAACAAGTATTGAAGGGAGCCATGATCAAATCCGCCTCCCTCCTCAAGTCATCTTCATTTGAAGAGATTGAGAAAGTGATTAAGGAGGCCTTAGTTCTTGGAACCGACAATAACTTTGGACACGACTTTCGCAAAGATCTGCTTAAACGTTTTGAGTTGGTTTCAAGAGATCCAATGTCAACTGGCTGGTCTCGAATGGATGAGATATGCAAAGGAGGTCTTGGAAAGTCCGAGTTGGGGGTCGTCATTGCTCCTACTGGTGCTGGTAAGTCTATGGTCCTCGTGCACTTGGCTGCTCAAGCGATACTTCAAGGCAAGACTGTTGTCTATTATACCCTCGAACTTAAAGACACTGTTGTCGGTCAAAGGTTTGACTGCTGCATTACGGACGTTCCTTTACAAGAACACAGAGAAAGACAAAAAGATATTGTCTCAAGAGTAAAAGACTTGGATGGAACTCTAATTATCAAGGAATACCCAACCAAATCGGCTTCCGTTCAAACTATCAAGAATCATATTGAGAAGTTACGAAAGCGAGGGATCGAACCCGATATGATCTTGGTTGATTATGCTGACCTGCTTAGACCCGTTCGATCCTCAAATGAGAAGAGACATGAGTTGGAAGAAACTTATGAAGGTTTACGTGGCTTGGCTCAAACTTACCAAATCCCTTGTTGGACAGCATCTCAAACTAACCGTGGAGGCCTCAATGCAGAGGTTATTACAATGGAAGCAATCTCTGAAGCATTCAATAAATGCTTTGTTGCTGACTTTATTTTCTCTTTGTCTCGAACGGTTCAAGATAAGCAATCCAACAAAGGTCGCCTGTTTATTGCAAAGAATCGTAATGGTCCCGATGGACTTGTATTTGATGCCTTTGTTGATTGGTCAGATGTTACTATTAAGATTCTAGATCGAGACGAAACGGCGGAGAAGATGCAATCGACAAGCGATGCTCTTCAAATGTTAAAAGATAAATATGCAAAGCAGGGGAAATAGCATGGACATATCACAGGTCTACACAGACGAAGAAAGAAAAAAATTCAGAAATCATCAGAAGCCTGTAGTGGATGTAGAAAAGAAAATTCTATCAGACATTACGGTTCATATGAAGTACGCCAGATATCTTGAAGATAAGCAACGTAGAGAAAATTGGAACGAGTTGGTAACTCGTAATATGAATATGCACATCAAGAAGTTTCCACAACTCGAGAGCGAGATACGTGAGAACTACAAGTTTGTGTTTGATAAGAAGGTCTTGCCTTCTATGAGAAGTATGCAATTTGGAGGAAAGCCGATTGAGGTCTCCCCAAACCGTATCTTTAATTGTGCGTTCGCACCTGCGGACGACTACCGAGTGTTTGGTGAGATTATGTTCTTGCTACTCGGAGGAACTGGTGTCGGATATTCAGTCCAGCACCACCATGTTGAAAAACTACCGGAGATCAGAAAGCCGTCAAACAAACGCAGCCGTCGATTTCTGATAGGAGACTCTATCGAAGGATGGTCAGATGCTGTGAAAGCACTGGTCAAGTCTTACTTTAAAGGTACATCGAAGTTACATTTTGACTTTTCTGATATCCGTCCCAAAGGAGCGAGACTAGTTACCTCGGGTGGAAAAGCCCCCGGCCCACAACCACTTAGAGAATGTTTAGTAAAAGTAGAAGGAATTTTAGATGCGAAAGAAACTGGAGACAAACTTTCACCCATTGAGGTTCATGATATCATCTGCCACATTGCGGATGCAGTTCTGGCGGGCGGTATTCGTCGCGCTGCTCTCATTTCCCTTTTCTCGGCTAATGACGAAGAAATGCTCGGAGCCAAAGCAGGGTCATGGTGGGAACTCAATCCACAACGAGGAAGGGCAAACAACTCTGTAGTTGTAATGCGCCATCGCATTGATGAACAGACATTCAAGCGTTTGTGGAAACGTGTTGAAGACTCTCGATCTGGAGAGCCTGGATTCTATTTCTCAAACGACAAAGACTGGGGCTGCAATCCTTGTTGTGAGATTGGACTTAGACCATTTCAGTTTTGTAACTTGGTGGAGATCAATGTATCAGATGTTAAAACTCAATCCGAATTTAATGCTAGATCTAAAGCAGCATCATTCATTGGAACCCTTCAAGCATCGTACACAGACTTTCACTATTTGCGACCAGTGTGGCAACGCACCACAGAGAAAGATGCATTGATTGGAGTATCAATGACTGGTATTGCATCAGGCGGTGTTCTTAATTTAAATATGACTGAAGCGTCATTGGAAGTCTCAAAGGAGAATCGTCGGGTTGCAACGCAGATTGGAATCAATCAAGCAGCACGCCAAACATGTGTGAAGCCGGCTGGTACAACATCGCTCACTCTTGGAACATCAAGTGGTATTCATGCTTGGCACAATGATTACTACATCCGTCGTTTGCGTGTTGGAAAGAATGAGGCTATCTACTCGTATCTCGTCAAGAACCTGCCTGATTTGA